TCCACAACCTTTTTTTTTATTTGACTATTCAAAACTAAATTTGTAACTTTAAACTAAACTCTAACATTTAATTTTTAAAAAACTATGACAACATCATTAGACGCAGTACTTGCACAGTACGAACAATCACAGAAAAACAACTCAGGCGGAGAAAACCGTATGTCATCAGAAGAAAGAATGAAGAAATACTTCGCTCTTATTCTTGATGAGAAATCAAACTCAGGAACACGACGTATCCGAATCCTACCAACTATAGATGGTAGTTCACCTTTTAAAGAGGCTTGGTACCATGAAATCCAAGTAGGTGGTAAATGGCAAAAATTTTATGACCCAGGAAAAAATGATAACGAGCGTTCACCATTGAACGAAGTATATGAAGAACTTATGTCAACAGGTAAAGAATCTGATAAAGAATTGGCTAAACAGTACAAGTCACGTAAATTCTATATTGTAAAGGTTATTGACCGTGACCACGAAGAAGATGGTGTGAAGTTTTGGAGATTCAAACACAACTACAAGAATGAAGGTATTCTTGATAAAATCATCCCTATTTGGAGAAACAAAGGTGATATCACTGACCCTGAAAAAGGACGTGACCTTATCATTGAATTGAGTAAGCAAAAGACTCCTAAAGGAGCCGCATACACGACTGTATCAACTATCATGTATGAAGATGCTGCACCTATTCATGAAGACATGAATGTATTGAAAGGGTGGGTTGAAAATGAAATGACATGGTTAGATGTTTATTCTAAGAAACCCGTTGAATATTTGGAGTCAATCGCTCGTGGTGAAGTTCCACGTTGGGATAGTGATAAAGGTGGTTATGTTTATGGTAACGATGAAGAAGGTACACAATCTTTTGGTGGATACTCAACTCCATCAACACCATCAACTAAGTCTTACTCTGACCCCCAAGTTAACTCTGAACCTGACGAAGACCTACCATTCTAATTTAACTGAGCATGGACACTTACTTAGACATAGTGTCCATGTTCTTTTTTAATACAAACAAATAATGAAAATAAGAAAATTAATGTACGAATCACTCACTAAAAAATATGAGAGTGAGATTGCGGAATCTGAGGCGACTTTGATGGTGTATATGGAAAACCCTGTTGGTATTGGGGAACATCCACAACACTTAGAAGAGATGGATAAGTTTGTTGAGAAATTGGCAAACGCAAAAGATAAATTAGAAACTCTGAAAGAATTTTATAAGTACAACTATGGCAATTAAGAAAACCGATTTCAATTCAGTAAAGAAGAAATTCTCTACTTCAGCCAAATACAAACCCCAAAGGTTTTTTGACTGTGGTTCTGATTTCTTAGACGCTGTGGGTTTACCCGGCCCCGCTATTGGACATATCAATATGTTCTTGGGTCACTCAGACACGGGTAAAACAACTGCGATGATTAAAACTGCGGTAGATGCTCAAAAGAAAGAGATTCTACCTGTGTTTATCATCACGGAACAGAAATGGAGCTTTGAACACTCAAAGTTAATGGGTCTTCAATGTGATGAGGTGGTTGACCAAGAAACGGGTGAATTGGATTGGGACGGGTTCTTTATCTTTAACAACAACTTTGATTACATTGAACAAATTACAGACTACATTAACAGTTTGTTAGATGCTCAAGAAAAGGGTGAATTGGATTACAGTTTATGTTTCCTTTGGGATTCTGTGGGTTCAGTACCTTGTAAGATGACTTATGATGGTAAGGGTGGTAAACAACATAACGCGTCGGTTTTATCTGACAAGATTGGTATGGGTATCAACCAACGTATCTCAGGTTCTCGTAAAGCAGATTCAAAGTATGAAAACACTTTGATTATTGTGAACCAACCTTGGGTTGAACTTCCTGACAATCCGTTTGGACAACCTAAAATTAAGGCTAAGGGTGGTGAGTCTGTTTGGCTTAACTCATCTTTGGTGTTCTTATTTGGTAATCAGAAAGGTGCTGGTACGACCAAGATTACTGCTACTAAGGACAAGAGAACTGTGAAGTTCGCTTCTCGTACCAAAATCTCCGTTATGAAAAACCACATCAATGGTTTGGGGTATGAAGACGGAAAAATTATTGTCACACCACATGGTTTCTTGGCGGGTAAGGATACTACAGAAGAGAAGGCTTCTATTGAGGCTTACAAGAAAGAGTATTCTGACTATTGGAAAGAAATCATTGGCTCTGATGGTGACTTTGTGTTGAAAGAGGAAAGAGAAACTATTGAATAAACTTTTTTGTGAAGACCCTATTAGTTGATGGAGATAATTTATTTAAAATCGGTTTCCACGGAGTCAAAGACTTTTTCGTGGAAGGCGAACACATTGGCGGGGTATTTCACTTCCTCAACACCATTCGTCGCCAGTTGGACGAAAATGAGTTTGACAAAGTTATCGTCTTTTGGGACGGCAAAAACAACTCACAATCAAGACGTGAGTTATATCCTGACTATAAACTAAACCGAAGGAATGATATGACTGAAGCCAAGATTGAGTCATATTACTTCCAAAAATCAAGGGTTAAACAATACCTTGAAGAGTGTTTTGTTCGTCAGATTGAAGTTAATGGTAATGAGTCTGATGATTTGATAGCCTATTATTGTTCGTTGGCGACAGACGAAGAAAAGGTTGTTTTTTCATCAGACCGTGACCTTTTACAAATCATCTCGGAGAATACTTCCATTTATTCTCCAATCAAGAAAATCAGTTATAATTACGGAGACAAGATAAAGTTTGGTGATGTTCACATACCTCACCAAAACGTTCTTGTTGTTAAAGTTTTTTTGGGTGACAAGTCGGATAATATTTTTGGTATTGACCGTCTTGGTGAGAAAACTTTTGTGAAATTATTTCCTGAGATTGTTGATAATGTACTAACTGTTTCCGATATTTGTACAAGGACAGACAAGTTAATTTCCGAAAATAGAAAAGAAACAGTTTTACATAATATTAAAAATGGAAAAACAAAAAAAGGACAGATTGGTGATGAATTCTTCAGAATTAATCAAAAAATTGTGGACCTTAGAAACCCCATCATCACAGATGAAGCAAAAGAGTTTGTCACCCTTTACTATTCTGAAACATTAGACCCTGAAGGTAGGGACAATAAAAACTTAATCCGTTTAATGATGGAGGATGGTTTTTTTAAATACCTACCCAAGGATGATGATGCCTTTGTTCATTTTATGAAACCTTTTACCAAACTCACAAGAAAAGAAAAACGCAAATACAAACAATCAAACAATTAAATTATGAAAGAAGAATCCGTAGTTAAGATGGAGTTTCTCCTAACCTTGAACAACAACATCGTCGTTCAACGTTTTTACAATGTTAAAAATTACAACCCATTGGCACGAAAGTCTTATGACTTGGCGTACTTTATGAAGGAAGTAGAAGTGATGTTGTCCCAAGAGCTCAAAATGAAAACTGTAATTTACATGATGGACAATCAAGATGAAATTACCAATGACCCAGATGTCCTAAACACATCAAATACAGAAGGTCCTGAGTACTTCCATATGTATGTCAAAATTTCCGATGAAATTATTTTACATAGAATTTTTGACGCGAAATTGTACCCACCAAAAGTAAGATATACGGTTGATGTACGTCCCAGCCTTAAAATCATTTTGAAAGGCTTGACTGACATTTTTTCAGCTCAAAATTTATATCATGACTTCCTGAGTTATGACCTAAGTCGGTAATATTTAAATTATACACGCGGCTCTATGACTAAGAATTTCGACTATCTCGGCAATACATTTCAAATACAATTACTTAACCAAATCATCGTAGATAAAGAATTCGCACAATCCATTATTGACGTTTTAGACCCTAGTTATTTCGACAACAAATATTTTAAATTGATTATACAAATGGTAAAGGAATATTACCAAAAGTATCAATCAACACCTGGATTTGAAACTTTGGAACAAATATCCAAAGCAGAAATTTCAGTTGAGTTGGCGTTGAAAATTGTGTTGGACACAATTAAACAAGTTCAAAACGCACCGTTTGAAGGAAGTGTGTTTGTTCAAGAAAAAGCCTTGAAGTTTTGTAAACAACAAGAACTTCAAAAGGTAATGAACAAAGCTCAAAAAATCATAGACCAAGGTGACTTTGAATCGTATGATACTGTTGAAGGATTGGTTAGAACCGCCTTACAAGTTGGGATTAGAGATGGTGGTGTACAAGACATCTTCTCGGGAATGGATGAAGTCCTTAATGATGACTTCAGACACCCAATCCCAATGGGAATTCCAGGTATTGACAGACTAATGAAAGGTGGTTTGGCTAAGGGTGAGATTGGTGTTATCTTAGCACCTACCGGTGTTGGTAAAACAACACTTATGACCAAAATCGCTAACACAGCATTTAACATGGGATATAACGTTCTTCAAATCTTTTTTGAAGACAACCCAAAGATTATCCAAAGAAAACACTTCACAATTTGGACAGGTGTTGAACCTGATAGATTAGCTCTTGAAAAAGAGTCTGTTATGGACAAAGTGGAAGAAATTAAAAACACAATGCCAAACAAACTAATCTTGAAGAAATTACCTTCAGATACTGTGACAATGAATGAAATCAAAAACCAAATTAGAAAGATGGTTGCCGATGGTAGCCCAATTGATATGGTTACATTGGATTACATTGACTGTGTTGTTCCTGAGAATACAAGGAATGACGAGTGGAAAGCAGAAGGTTCTGTAATGAGACATTTTGAGGCTATGTGTCACGAAATGAATCTTGTTGGATGGACTGCGACTCAAGGTAACCGTTCATCAATTTCTTCTGAAGTTGTAACTACCGACCAAATGGGGGGTTCAATCAAAAAGGCTCAGGTTGGTCACGTAATTATTTCAGTTGCTAAAACACTTCAACAAAAAGAATTAAAGTTAGCAACAATTGCGATTACAAAATCTCGTATTGGTTCCGATGGTATTATCTTTGAAAATTGTAAATTTGACAACGAATTGTTAGAGATAGATACTGAATCGTCAACCACTTTCCTTGGGTTTGAAGAACAACAAGAAGGTAAAAAGAGAGACAGGGTCAAAGAACTTCTCGAGAAAAGAAAACAAAGAGAACAACAAAACGCCCAATAAACAAAAATTAAAAAAATATAAAATGAATATTATGGATAATTCTGATGAATTAACTCAAGTTGAAACACAATATGTGATTAAAAGAAGTGGTGATAAAGTACCATTTGAATCTGACAAAATCCAAAATGCTATCTTAAAAGCGATGATGGGTATTAACAAAGTTGATGCTGAAATGGCTGAAAAAATATCAAGATTAACGAAGAAAAGTCTTTTCAGAAACGATAAGACCAGAGTACCTCATGTTGATGAGGTTCATGATATGGTTGAGAATAAATTAATGGACAATGGTTTGAATGATGTTGCTAAAGAGTATATCATTTACCGTTCTAAACACAGACCAAATATCTTCAACAAGAGAGTTAACTTAAAACCTTATGAATATCCTAATTTGCTTCAATACGTTGATGCTATTCGTCATTCTTATTGGGTTCACACTGAGTTCAATTTTACTTCTGACATTCAAGACTTTAAGGTCCATTTGAATGAAAAAGAAAAGTCTGCTGTACAAAGAGCTATGTTGGCTATTTCACAAATTGAAATTGCCGTTAAAACTTTTTGGGGTGACATTTATAAGAAGTTACCAAAACCTGAAATTGGTAGTGTTGGAGCAACGTTTGCAGAATCTGAAGTAAGACACGCAGACGCTTACTCAAACCTAATACAAGTACTTGGACTCAATAAAGAATTTGAAAACCTACTTGAGGTACCTGCAATGCGTAGAAGAATTAAGTATTTGGAGAAATCTATCTCAAATTCAAAGTCAATTGAAAACCAAGATTACTTTGAGTCTGTTATATTATTTTCAATGTTTGTGGAAAACGTATCGTTGTTCTCACAGTTTTTAGTTATTATGTCATTCAATAAGTTTAAAAACGTATTGAAAGGTACAAGTAACGCAGTTGAGGCAACTTCTAAAGAAGAAAACATTCACGCAGAATTTGGATTTGACTTAGTGAATCTAATTAAAAAAGAAAACCCAAGTTGGTGGACACCT